ATACTAGATTGATTGGTCAATATTTTGCATGAAAAAAGTACGAGAAATTTTAAAAAAGTGTTGACATTTTTTCCTGTGAGTGGTATTATAATTACAGAAAGGGAAAAAGGAAACCGAAAGGAGAAAAAAATGAGAAACTACAGAGTAGAATTTACAGGAGCAGAAAATACAGCATGTTACACGGGAGAATGGTATTTAGAAATTGCCGTAGCAGAAAGTTATTTAGAGGCATTTGATTTAATAAAAGAATATTTGATAGCGTTTGGACTTGACCCAGAACAATTAATATTCAGAGCTAAAACAGACGAAGATACAGAATGGGTTTATGACCAAGGAGGTTTAACATGAATATTAAAACTATAATTGAGAAATACGAAGGTGAAATATTAGACGATGAAGAATACGAAGAGTTATGTTTTGAACAATGTGTTGAACGCATTGAATGGAATGGTAGGAGCGGGATGCACCCAGGATTAGATTGGCATACAATTTATTTCATAGACGGCCATGAAATTGATGTATACACAGAATGATTTTAACACTTAAAAGTTTAAGGAGGTTTAACATGAAAATATTAGTTGCATGCGAAGAATCGCAAAGAGTTTGTGCAGAATTTAGAAAAAAGGACATGAAGCATATAGCTGCGACATTATAGACCAAAGTGGAGGGCACCCAGAATGGCATATCATGCAAGATGTGTTGCCACTGTTAAATGGCGATTGTGAATTTACAACAAGGGACGGAAAAAAGCATATTATTTCCGGACAATGGGATATGATTATAGCTTTTCCGCCATGCACATATTTAACAGTAAGTGGAAACAGATGGTTCAATATAGAACGATATGGGCAAAAAGCTATTGAACGATATAACGAAAGAAACAAGGCAATTAATTTTTTAAACAAATTATTGATAGCAAATGCAATAAAATTATTGTTGAAAATCCTATAGGGGTCATGAGTAGTGTATACAGAAAACCAGACCAGATAATTCAACCTTATTATTTCGGTGACCCTGAAAGAAAGTCAACATGCTTATGGTTAAAAGGTGTTGACAAACTCACACCGACTAATATAGTTGAACCAGCCATGTATAAATTTAAAAACGGGAAAGGAGCGTGCGGGTCATGGCTTATAAACACACTGTCTTTAGAGCCTAAAGAAAGGGCAAAGGTCAGAAGTAAAACATTTCCAGGAATTGCCAAAGCTATGGCAGAGCAATGGGGATGTAAGGAGGTATAAAAATGGACGCTTTTAGATATTTAAAGAAAAGAGATATCATGTGTGGCACATATGATTGCACTACATGCCCATTGGGTGAAGGTGCAACCGAATATTTATTGACTTGTAGAGATTTTGAAAATTTACATCCTGAACAAGCTATTGATATCGTGGATAGGCATGCGATAAATGATAACGAGAAAAAATTCAGAGCCATGTGGACTTATCTTTCGACTTATCCAGAAGCTACTATAAAGGACGCAATAAGACAATTAGGTGATAATCCTAATGACATTAAAAATGTCTGTTATGCATGTGAAGAAGTAAAAGGAAAATGCGGTTTATGCCCTCTTTCTGAGCGTGTATGTTCTGGTAAGCATTCATTATACATACATTGGCTTGCTTCAACAGATTTGAATGTTAAATCGGAATTAGCAAAATAATATCTGCCAGTGAATGGAAGGTGAGGAACAATGATTAGAATATTAGATAATTCATACACAGATTATGAAAAAAGATGTTTATTAAATTTATGGAATAATATGTTGATAGAAAGAGATATAGATTGTGTATACTACACAGTTGGATGTGATAATTGTGGATTAAAGAGACTTTGCGCTGATTTAGATGCTACATATAAATGGTTGGAGAAAAAGTATGGAGAAGATTAAAATATACATTCTAGTTATATTATTTATACTATACATGTCAATCCCAAGCACATTAGAAAATATTTGGAGGTAATAAATGTCAATTTTAACAGAAAAATAAAAGCTGTAATAAGTTATTGTGAAGATGTACAAGTGATAGTTGAGTTATATGGATATATCGTAAGATGTTTTTGATTTGGATGATAAAGATATGGAAGAATTAACACGTGCTGTTGTTTTAAAACTAGAATATTTATGTGAGGTATCATAATGAAATTAATAACAGGGTTAGAAAAAATTTACAAATGCAATGATGTCACCAGTGTATTAGAAATCTACCGAGAAATAATCCTTGTAATCTCTGCCGAAAAATGCCAGTTACCCTACTCGCTTCTCACCGATGAAGCCGTACGCATTTTAACAAACGTAGTAGAATTAAAAATAACCTCATTAATTACATTATCACTTATTGACAAACTATAACATTCATGCTAAAATAAACATGTAATAAAAATTAGACTAATATTTCATAACTGCTTCCGGCGGCTGTGAAGGCCGCCAAACATCTGTGGGTAGTTCAATAGGGAGAAACAATCAATCGTAAAGCGGCCGTATGTTAAAACGATCGTGACCGTGACCTAGGCGAGTTGAAAAGATGTGGGTTCGAATCCCACCCCACTGGCCAGCACTAAAAAGGAAAGGAGTGATAAAAGTGCCAAGAATAAGAATAGTAAGTAGAACAATTAAGTCAACTCAGGGCGAAGCGCTCGCAGTGGACAAAGAAACACGAGAGCTGGAAAGTGTACCATTTGTATTAAGTGGTCATTATGAAAATCCCGACAAAATGATTGAGACATTAAATCAGCGCAACGATGGTTATGTTTACACTATAATTCAGGCATACCATTTTGAAACCGAAAAGTATGTAATGCCAGAAGATGAATTTATAGCACACAGTGAAATTGAAAGAGAGTAAGTAAAGGAGCTTAAAAATGAGTGAGAGAAATTATATGGTTGAGATTATTGAAGCGAGTAAGGATTTGACAGCGAGAGAGGCAATCAAGTTGAAAGATACAACGGATGCAATTAAATTAGACGATGCTATCGAATGGGATGGAGCCATCACATTGGATGTAGATATGTATGCTGAATTGTTGGTTCACAATAGTAAATCTGAAAAAGAAGAATATCCACTGTTTATTGTTATCGCAACAGACGGCAAGAAATATTACACAGGTTCCAACCCATTTTGGACATCGTTTAAAGATATTATTTCTGAATTAGAGAAAGCAGGCGAGGAATTGACTGGTATAAAAGTATATAAGAGAGATTCGAAAAACTATACTGGTAAACGGTTCATAACCTGCGGTATAGAATAAAATAACATCATCTAACCGCCATACTATTATGGCGGTTTTTTAATCCCTAAGGAGGCAGTCATGAAAACAATTAATCAACAATTATGGTCTAAAGAAGTAAGAAGAATCAGAAATTTTATAAAACGCGCAAGCAAACGTGGTTTTGAATTTGACGCAAACATAATTCCAGAAATGCCCAAGCGTGTAACGAAAAAAGCGTTACAGGAATTAAGAAGACAGACAACACCAAATAGGTTATATATGCAAGCTACCTACCATTTAGCAAGTGGCCAAACAACTACAGGCCTGCGAGGCAGACAGATTGAAAGACAAGCGGCGGCAAGGAAAGCCGCACGCACCAGAGCCGAAAAAGGAGAAATTAAACTACCTTCACGAGGTAGATTAACGTTAGATAATTTTTTAAGAACATTTACCGAAGCTGGTTTTGACACAACATGGTCAGCTTACATGCGAGAAACGAAAACAGAAGACAGAAACAGAGCGGTTAATATGGTAGAAAGAGCCGTTGCGCAATTCGGTGAGGAAATTGTAGCACAAAGAATACAGGACAACGCTATGCGTATAAGTGAATTAGCTGAACGTATTGCATGGGATAGTAAACCAACTGAAGTTAATTTGGATTTAAATGAATTAGCTGTCATATTATTCAATGGTGCGTTCACTTTGGAGCAGTCTATACAATATACTTTTGAAAACGATATGTTATAAAAGGTGTTGCCATGGGCAAAGCAATGAATTTTCGGTATTTTGTCGGCGATTTTGAAACAACGGTCTATGAGGAACAAGACTATACCGAAGTATGGGCGGCGGCGTGTGTTGAATTATACACAGAAGACGTTAAAATTTTTCACAGCATATCAGAAATTTTTCACTATTTGAGTGAGACTGATGATAATGTATGCATATATTTCCATAATTTAAAATTTGATGGTGCGTTTTGGATGTCATTTCTATTAACACAGATGGGTTTTAAACAGGCGTTTTATAACATGCCCACAGATGTAGATAAAATAGAAAAACCTGACGAAATAGAACCAATTCCACGAAAAGATATGCCGAACGATAGTTTTAATTACAGTATATCCAACATGGGACAATGGTATAGAATAACTATCAAAACAAACCATAAAATTATAGAGATTCGTGACAGTTTAAAATTGATTCCATTTTCGGTTAAAATGATAGGTGAAAGTTTCGGAACACAGCATAAAAAATTAGACATGAAATATGAGGGTTTTAGATATGCTGGGTGTGAAATAACGCCTGAAGAACAGACATACATTAAAAATGATGTATTAGTTGTGAAAGAAGCATTAGAAATAATGTTCAATGATGGGCATAACAAATTAACGATTGGTTCATGTTGTTTATCTGAATTTAAAAAATTAACGGGTAATTATGAATACAAACGTAGGTATCCAGATTTATTTGCAATTGAATTAAACACAGAAAAATATGGTGCTGAGAATGTTGGCGAATATATTCGTAAAAGCTATCGTGGAGGTTGGTGTTATTTGGTACCAGAAAAAGCTGGAATAAAATATACACAAGGTTTAACCGCAGATGTAAATTCATTATACCCGTCTATGATGTCCAGTGAATCTGGGAATCGTTATCCAATAGGCACACCAGAATTTTGGAGCGGAAATTTTATACCAAAGCAAGCACAATTTGAACATACATATTATTTTATACGAATTAAAACAAGATTCTATATAAAAGATGGTATGTTGCCCACGATACAAGTGAAAGGAAATATGTTATACCCGCCAAGAGAAATGTTAACAACAAGTGATGTATTTAATGGTGAAACAGGGCAATATTATCCATATTACATAGACATAAATGGGAATGTTGTTGACGCACGGGTGGAATTAACATTAACACAAACGGATTTTGAATTAATAAAAGAACATTATGAATTGTTAGATTTTGAAATTTTAGACGGGTGTTGGTTCTGGACGGAGCCAGGTATTTTTGACGAATATATTGAAAAATATAAGAAAATAAAGTTGGAAAGCAAAGGAGCGAAAAAGCAAGAAGCGAAATTATTTTTAAATAATCTATATGGGAAAATGGGTAGTAGTACGAACAGCAGTTTTAAATTAGCATATGTGCGTGATGACGGTTCAATCGGATATTTTACCATAGTACAGTATAACAAACAGGCTGGCTATATTCCAGTTGGTTCTGCTATTACTAGTTATGCTAGAAATTTTACAATTAGAGCGGCACAGAAAAATTATTATGGTAGTGATAATCGCGGATTTATATATGCTGACACAGATAGCATACATTGCGATTTAAAACCAGAAGAAGTGAAGGGCATAAAAATACATGATAAAAATTTCTGTTGTTGGAAATTAGAAAGCTATTGGGATGAAGCATTTTTTGTCCGTCCAAAAACGTATATTGAACATGTAACACACGAAGATGGAGAGCCAATAGAGCCATTTTATAATGTTACCTGTGCGGGTATGCCGAAGAAATGCAAGGATTTATTTTTGCGAAGCATGGAAGGGAGGGAATATGACGTAGAAATTGATGGAGAAATGCGAGACGAAGAAAGGGAGTTTATAAGTGTTCATCGGTCGCTGGAAGATTTTAATATTGGGTTAGAGGTGCCTAGTAAGTTATTACCAAAGACGATAAAAGGTGGAGTTGTGTTAAAAAATACAACGTATAAAATGAGGTGAATTAGATGTTCAGTTACCTGTTTACGTTCGCTAAGATTGTTGTAATTGCGCTGTGCGTTATATTTCTTATTTTGGCGGCTATTGTTGTTTGTAGATTTTTATTTGAAATTGCCTGTAAAATATTTCATAAATTAGAAAGGTGGTAATTTAAAAGTGAAAATGTTCGAAGAAAGATTAAAATTCAAAACGGGGATGAATAACATCCCCGTTTCATATATCCTAGTCGTAAACAACACCAAAGCGAGTAGCAATCTCGACAATCCCACAGGCGGCCTATTCCATCCGTGCTTTCCTGTTTCGTCAGTGGTATAAATTTACGGGGATATCAATATGATAATGCGGCTAACAATGCTTCTTTACATTTTAGATTTTTAAATCTAAAACACCCACGTTCAAAAAAGTAACGCATATTTGAAAGAAACATGTCATTGTTTTTTAACATAATATAGTTTATATCGTGGTCATTTACATCAACCACGATTTTCTGTTTATATGTTTTATCGGGTTTATCGTTACAATATATTATTCCGTTGTGCGCATATTCACGCAAACCATAGTCACAACCCTCGTATTTTAATGTGCATAGATAACGGCCATATCCTTCAGGCTGTTCAATAAAAGTAGAGTTATCATTCAAGTATGTTGCATTGATTGAATAATTTACATATTTATCACCCGCAAAAGCTTTCATAAAGCCTGATTCTTTTTGTGCGCTTGCGGCGGATTCATTGAATCCTTGTTCTAAGACCCATCCATCACCACGCAGAAAATTCACCTCATCGGTCAATCTGGCCGATATTTTCATTGATGTATAATACGGATTCAGTAGCGTAACAGGGTTAGAAACCATATGAACAGGTACATAACGTATTTGTTTACCACCGCCACGAGCTATACTGGTATGTATACTGATAAATTTTCGAATTTCATTTTGACAATAGTGGTTGTTTTCAGACTGAAATTCATCAAATAAAATCCGCTCAACGTCTTTGAAAAAATGCGAATATTTTTTAATCTGGTCAGCGGCATTTAACGATATAGCATAACCACACGCTTTATCATTTAAAAATAGCTCATGAAAAATTCCGTTTACCCGTGTTTTACTGCTCATCACATCATCAGGGAAAAAGAGGGAATTTATATCCTTAAAAAATTTATCAGCGCAACCATCCAATTCATATTGGAATCTATATAATAACGCAAACTTTTCGCCATGCTTCATATATCTGTTGACATAATACCTATTAAAATAGGTGGTCTTGCCCGCTGTTCTATTGGCTGTGCATATATATATTTCTGGTTGTTTTCCGTTAATATCTCGGAGTGATAAAAGTTTTGTTCCATCATAAAAAGACATAATTTTCCCTCCCTTTTTATTATAAAACACTTGACAAAATTTGTCAAGGTGGTATAATAAAGAAAAAGGAGCATTATATGGAAAAAATAGGAATATGCGCTGGTATCGGTGTTGTAAGTACAGGTATATCTGCCGCATTTGGTGGATGGGATAATACGATGTCAGCATTAGTGTTTTTTATGGTTATAGATTATTTAACTGGCCTTGCTGTGGCGGGTATTTTTAAAAAATCTACCAAGACCGCAGATGGTGGCTTAGAATCTAAAGCTGGTTGGAAGGGGTTAATCAGAAAATTTTCTGTTTTAGCCATAGTGCTCATCGCCGCTCAATTAGATGTTCTCTTTAATTCTTCCTACATTCGCGATGTGGTTATATATTCTTTCTTGGCCAATGAGCTACTATCCATAATTGAAAATATGGGGTTAATGGGCGTGCCTCTTCCAACCGTTTTAGAGAATGCGGTATCCGCATTAAATAAGAAAGGGGATAAAAACAGCAATGAGTTGTAGCGCGACGGAAATAATAAACGTAGCAAAAAACGAAATTGGTACAATTGAAAAAAACATAAATAATGTAAAATATAATACAGATTATTATGGCGGTGTTGTCAGCGGTAGCCAATTTGACTACTGTGTTGTGTTTATTTGGTGGTGTTTTAACAAACTGAATAGTACATCTATATTTTGCGGTGGCACCAAAACTGCATATGTACCATATGTAGATTCGTATGCACGAAAAAATGGATATACTGTTTCAAAATCCAATATGCGAAAGGGTGACATTTTAATTTATGATTGGGATGGCGATGGCGACGGCGATCACATCGGAATTTGTGAATCTGTTTCAGGGAACACCATAACGACTATCGAGGGTAATACATCAGGCGCAAACGGAGAAGGTGTATACCGAAAAACCAGAAGTAAGGCAGATGTATTGACAGTTTACAGACCGCCATATTACAGTTCGCCATCTACTAATGTTTCATATGACACAATTTATGACGTGGCTGAATCTGTTATCCGTGGCGATTATGGAAACGGAAAAACAAGAAAGAAAAAACTGGAAGCTAAAGGGTATAACTACAGTGAAATACAGGAATGCGTAAATGCGATATTGGCAGATTCGGTCAATGTGAATGCGGCACAAGCAGTGATACGTGGTGAATATGGAAATGGCACAAGCAGAAAGAAAAATCTGGAAACACACGGATATAATTATAATAACGTCCAGACCATTGTGAATGCAATGTTGAAGGAGGCATAAAATGCCTACATATGTTCCACGTTATAGCACGTCCAGTCCAACAGAAATGCGTGGGAATCCGATGTGGTATTCGGATAATCCATTCTATCAATCTGGGTATGGTCTTCCGAATTGTACGTGCTATGCGTGGGGAAGATATTGGGAAGTTACGGGCGAACGCCCGAACAATTTACCCACTGGGAACGCTGGGACATGGTATGATACTGCACGTTCCAGAGGATTTGAAGTGGGTAGTCAACCAGCGTTAGGAGCAATATTATGTATGGGGCGGCGTGGTTATGCTGGCCATGTGTGCGTGGTTGAATATATTGCAGATGATGGAACATTAACAGTTTCCAATTCGGCGTGGCGAGGAACATATTTTTTCCTTACAAATAACACGCCAGCGAACAATTATTTGCCTGCTGGATGGGCTTCATCTGGATATTATTTACAGGGGTTTATATATGCGGGGCAATACGACCCAGACCCAGACCAACCACCAGACCCAGGACCCGACCCAGGACCTGGCCCAAGTTGGAGAATACCAGGTCAATTAAAATATTGGAATTATGCTCCTAATTGGTTCAAACGATATTATAGATAGGAGGTAAAATATGGCTGTAAAAACAGTAGAGGAATTGTTACAGGCTGTAGCTAATATTGTAGGTGACAATAACAGTGATGAAGCGTTGGCATTTATTGAAGACGTGAATGATACTGTACGTGATTTAAATGAAAACAATGCAGAATGGGAAAGAAAATATAGTAAATTAGATAATGAATGGAGAAATCGCTATAAAGAACGTTTCTTTTCCGCATCAGAAGTTAATGACGATGAGGATTTTATCGATGAACAGGAAGAAAAACCGAAAACAACATACGATGAATTATTTGAAACGGAGGGGAAATAAATGCCTAGGAAAGTTGCAATATCGACGCTAAATGCGTCAACGTATGATATTCTGAATGTAATTAGACAGAATGCATCTGCGGAATATCAGTCACTGGTGCCAGAAGTATCGCCAGAAACAGGAGTGAGAGTTGTAGGCGAAGTATTCAGGGGTTATCCCGCGATGGCTAATCAGTTTTTGTCATCCCTGATAAATAGAATAGCATTAGTTAGAGTAAACAGTAAACTTTTTAACAATGCATATTCTATGTTTAAAAAAGGTTTTCTGGAATACGGGGAAACGGTTGAAGAAGTATTTGTAAATCTTGTTAAGGCACGGGAGTTTTCTGTAGAAAAAGCCGCCGATAGAGAGCTGAAAAGAAGTGTGCCAGATGTCAGGACAGCAATGCATATAATGAATTATAGGGTGCAGTATCCTGTAACCATTCAGGATATGGATTTGCATACGGCGTTCCTGTCTGAGGAAGGTGTACAGGATTTAATCGCTAAAATAATTGATAGTATTTATTCATCTGCAAATTATGATGAGTTTCTGCTGTTCAAATATCTCATGATAAAGGGAATAACATCGGGTAAAATGTACCCAGTACAGTTTGATAATAGCGATATTCACAATGCCGCCAAAGCGTTCAGAGGATTTTCTAATCTGATAACATTTATGAAAACTGAATATAATGCAGAAGGAGTACACACGTTTACACCAAGAGATGACCAGTATATATTCATGTCCGCTGGATTTAATGCTGATTTTGATGTTGATGTATTGGCTAGTGCGTTCAACATGGATAAGGCAACATTTCTCGGACATTTACAGCTGATTGACGATTGGACTACATTTGATAATGATAGATTTTCTGAAATAGTTACAAATTCTGACATGATAGAACCTGTTACTGATGATGAATTGGCATTGATGGCTAATGTATCCGCTGTTATCGTTGACGCTGAATGGTTCCAGATTTATGATAATCAGGCTAGATTCACAGAAAAATATGTCGCATCTGGGGAATACTGGAATTATTTCTATAATGTGTGGAAAACTGTCTCTATATCTCCATTCAGCAATGCGTTGGTATTTGTAACTGGTTCTGCTGATATCGCTATGCCAGCGACATTTACAGTTCATATTACAGATAAATCTGAATCTGATTTTGCTACCACACTGACGTTGGGAGTTGAGACAGCAGACGAACAACCAGCTGTGTTTAATCAGCAGTTCAGATTCGTGCAGACTGAGCAGATGACAGAAGACGGAATTGCAATGCATCCATACGGTGCAATCCTGATACCAGAACCGAAAGTTACAGCGGCCACAAAAATTACAGTGAAAATGAATGTAGGAAATGCTAGTTACACATCGGCAACGCAGATTGACGCAACAGCTGAAGTTGATAGCACGATTACCATGAATAAAGATGCATAGTGGAAGGGATTTATATCCCTTCCTGATTTGGAGGTTATTTCATGTATATAGCACCTAATTCAGTAGTTAGAATATTGCGCAACTGCCCGTTAGATAACACGTATGACCATACGATTTATTTTTCATCGGCTAGTGCACAATCCACATATTTTCAATCATTGACCGCATACACACACACTAATCTGTCATACAACCGTGTAAACAGAGGACAGCTAAAAATTCAGAGAAAAGCCGAAGACATGTATAACTGCAATTACATGATGTTTCAAAACACTAGTTTTGGGGACAGATGGTTTTATGCATTTATAACAGCGGTTGAATATGTGTCTAATGAGGTGTCATTAATTACATTTGAAATAGACGTAATGCAGACGTGGTTTTTTGATATCACGTTGGAACAGTGTTTTGTGGAACGTGAACACGTTATGGATGATACAATAGGTGCAAATTTACAGCCAGAGCCAGTGGATTTGGGGGAATATGTGTATAACAGTTTTTCAGGTTCAGGGCATTGTGAAACGCCATGCGCTGTTGTAATGTCAAATGTTGGTTCATCAGGGCAAGAAGTACAGCCAACATTTGCGGCAAATACATTACACGGTACAGCTTACGCACCGTATAGCGTTACAGAATCAGGACAAGCAGCTGTGCGTGAAGATTTGTCTGACGTGTTGACATCGTGGGATAAAATGAATGAAACCATAACAGCAGTGTTCATGTATTACGCTGAATTTATGGATAATGATGTGATAACTATGAGAAGAGGTGCATCGTACACTGTCACAAAATCTAAAAACTATAGTAATTTGAATGGATATACCCCTAAAAACAATAAATTGTTTACATACCCATACAACTACATGTTAGTTACAACCGATGAAGGCGATAGTATTGACATGCGATATGAATATTTTTCTACCTCAAATTGTCAATTTGTTATGGCTGGAAGTGTTGCGGCTAATCCTCAAATATCTCTACAGCCGTTAAATTATAAGGGATGTTCGTTTTTACGAAATGAACAACTTATTTTATCAGGTTTTCCCCAGTGTACTTTTAACATAGACGCTTTCAAGGCATGGTTATCTCAGACTGCTTCAAATCCGTCAACGTGGTCTGGTTTGATGCAATCGACCGCTTCGGGTGCGGCTGTCGGTGGCTTACAGGGTGCCGCAGTTGGTGCCGCTACTGCATTGTTCGGTACAGCTATCGGAGGAGGTTTAGCCGCTGTAAATCCGCCAGAAGTAAAAGGAACATCTCAATCAGCTGTAAACTATTCACAGGGAAAAAAAGATTTTTATTTCTATCCCGCAACTATTACAGCAGATTTCGCCGAAAGAATCGACAATTTTTTAGACGTATACGGGTATGCAGTCAACGAGCACAAGGTTCCTAATAGGTCGGGTAGAGCACATTGGAATTATGTGAAAAATAAAACTACTAATTTAGTAGGAAATGCTCCCGCAGATGATGTAAATAAGATAGTATCAATATATAATAAAGGTATTACGTTCTGGCGTAATGGTTCGGAAGTGGGTAACTATTCACTGGATAATACCTTGTAGGTGGAAATTATGGGAAGGAATAAAAACAATAGAGAGTTTTGGACATCAGGCGCCATGAACAATATGGCATATCGGTACTATTATGACCGATTGACTGAATTAGCAATATCATCTATAAAATGGAATAATCTACCTGATACGATTGATTCCAGATTTATGGAATTAGTGTTATTCAGATATGGGCAGGCGGTATTTTTTGAAGATGAAGTTATGGGGTATCTATGTTTGACAAATGCACTGAATGGTAATTGGGATGTTTATAATATACCAATACTCAGACGGGCATATGCGACGAATGGTTACCAGAAACAGTTAACAAATAAAGACAGTGTTGTTATTTATAATAACCTATTACACATGAATTCCGCTAGAGATGTTCGATATTATGCTGGACGTTTAGCGCAAATGGACAGGATAATAGATATCAATGTAAACGCACAGAAAACACCAGTAATGATAAAATGCGATGAAACGGAACGGTTAACAATGCAAAATTTGTATCTGAAATATGATGGGAATCAACCATTTATCTGGGGCGATAAATCGTTATCGTCAACACCGCTGGAAACGCTGAATACTGGTGCGCCTTATGTGGCTGAAGATATTTATAATTTGAAAGAAAAAGTATGGAATGAGGCGTTGACATGTCTTGGAATTTCAAATTTAACAGTAAATAAAAAAGAACGCCTGATAACCGATGAAGTGCAACGTTCCATTGGCGGCACAATCGCTAGTAGAAAGTCCAGATTGAAAGCACGCCAACAGGCGGCTGACATGATAAATGATATGTTCGGATTAGAAATTTCTGTGGAATTTGAAGAAGACACGGGAAACAATGATTACGACGGAAAAGTGTTTGAAGAGGAGGAAATAATAAATGATTAGTGTTTATACGTTTGTGTTCCTATTCGCCATATTTATGACAATTAATGCGATTATATGTGTAGCATTGCTGTTGATTGGCTCGTGGGTGAAAGAAACAGCAAAATTTGTAAAAGATTTCAATCGTTGGTATGGCGATTTTCCTGAAGATTTTGATGAGTTTGATTCCCCGATAGATGGCGATGAGGACGCCACTAGATACTGATGTTTAGTTATAGTTTCGGTGTAATCCTATGGTATTGTTTACAGGCTGGGTTAATAGGAGCTGGTATTGCTTTATGGGCGGTGTTTAAAAAATGAGTATGTATACAACAGAATTACGGTTTATCTGTGAAAACTACGCTGGATTGACTGAATCAACTGGATATAGTAATGTGGAACAAGTTATCGCTGGGGCGTTGCCGAAATTGTTTGATTTTGATTTTCCGATTTTCGATGAAGAATATCGTACTGTGTTGGAAACGAAAATTGTGAAACATTATTATACTAGGGAAATTTCTGAGGAGACTGTAGGGCTGTGGAAATTAAGATTGAACGCTAAAATGAATGAAATAATGCCGTATTATAACAAATTGTATACGGCATGGGCGGCTGAATTTAATCCGTTGTATGATACGGATATTACAACACAACATACTTTGGATAATGAATCCAGTCAAACGACTACAGGAAAATCAACTGATAGATTTAGCGATACGCCGCAAGGTAGTTTGCAGAATATTGAAGATAATACTTATTTATCCAGCGCAAATATTAACGACACTAACGCCACGGGAACAAGCACAAGTAGTGATGAATACTTGGAGAAAATTACGGGTAAACGTGGAGGGGCTAGTTACTCAGAAATGTTGGATAAGTATAGAGATGCGTTGATAAACATCGACATGATGATTATTAATGACTTAGCAGATTTATTTTTTAAGTTATGGTAGGAGGTAAATATGAGTGTAAATTTTACGCCTGAATTGCAACCGTATAAACAAACAGGCAGTTTTAAATTTTGGTGCCAAAAGGTACTCCCATTAGTATATGACGACTCTCTCTCATATTATGAATTACTCTGTAAGGTAGTAAATTATCTTAACAATGTAATACAAAACGCCGATGGATTATATGAAGACGTGCAAGCTTTACAAAATGCTTATAATGAATTACAAAATTATGTAAATAATTACTTTGATAATCTGGACGTGCAAAATGAAATAGATAATAAACTAGATGAAATGGCTGAATCTGGTGTATTAAGTGGCATACTTAGAAATCAATCTTTAAGAGGAAAAAATATTATATTAATTGGAGACAGTTATGTAAGAGGAACTGGAGGAACAATTGGCAGAGGAATTGGATATTATTTCCCGTTAATTTCACAAGCCAATGTAACAGTTTATGCTAATGGGGGTGCTGGTTTTACTCGACCAGGGAATCCTGGTTCGGGTGATTTTAACAACATGACATATTATCAATTCCTGCAAACCTTTGAAACAACTATGACTGTTAACGAAAGACAAGGTATAGAAATATTACTAACAACTGGCGGTATTAATGATAATAGCGCAGGCGTGGATGAAATTGTAACAGCGGTAAATAACTATTGTAATTTGGCTAAGGAATTATTTCCAAATGCTAATATTGTAATTGTGCCAACTTTCTGTGATACGGGATTTACAGCCATGAGATACTTTAACGTATATCGACTGATTGTAAATACGGCGGCTTCTTGCGGTGCTAAATCAACTATCAACTCTATATACTGGTTCTTTGGTAGAACAAGTTACGCTGCAGGTGATAATATTCACTTAAATGAAAGTGGTTATCAATTATGTTCGGGATATATTGCGGCTTTCTTGCTTGGTTGGAATGGTGAATATTCACCAATTGCAGGAGCAGATTCGTCATTTGCTGAGGGTGTAACTGGAAATGTAAGATTGATAAGACAAAATTCCCTTGTTACCTTTTCAGGAAACATACATTTTACAACTGCAACGTCAGAAAATTTATATTCTGTCGGGTCTGAATTTAGACCAAATACAGGGCTATATTTCCCTTGTTTTTTATTCACCTCTACATTAGATACAAGAGGCACGACAATTATGCGTGTTTATCCAAATGGTACAATAAATCTTGCTAACCTACCAAATCCACCAGCAGAAGGAGATATTTATTTTAACACTACTTGGTTTATAGGACTTTAATCCATTTGTTCCATACGTACGAGGTTGTAAAGATACCAAAATATCCCAGCGAGTACGAGATATACTCGCTGGGATATTTACCTGGACGTGTTAACTACCACTTTTCGCAAATTTTAACCAACCATTTTAGTATATTTATTTCCATATTGT